TGTTACAACATATGATAGTGTTACAATGTTACCAGTTGATAATGCCTTACCTAAAACACCATCACCAAATACAACTTCGTATTGTTCGTCTTCGACACCTTCTAAAAAGTAAACAGTAGATGTTGATGTAACATCTGCCAGGTCAGTTGACTTTGTGTAAGTTGTAGTTGTAGTATCCGTTGAACTATTTTGTACTGTAACTTTTAATGTTGTTGTATCTGCCAAGGCATTCTTAATTAAAAATCTTTGGTCAGCGTTTGTTGTATCTACTGTATATTTGTTATTGACAAGTGTGCCTTCATATACAGGTAATTCTGAAAAAGTATATACACCAGAAACTGGTGAGATTGTTGTATCATCTTTTACAACATAAGTGTATGATACGCCATCAACCGTAGTAGTGAATGATGTGCCTCTTGCCGCAGTGGCAGTTGAACCTGATAAGTCTGAAACTACTACATTTAATTTTGCGATAGGTGATGTTGCACTTCTAGGTGTGTACCCAACATGTTTTGCATGTGATACAATACTGTTACGAATGTCAGCACTATCTAAAAACATTTCATTGGCAAGCACATTGGCATAGACCGCATTGTAGTGTGTGTTATATGCCAGAACATCTAATAGAGTTGACATACCAGACCCTTCAAAGTCATAGTCTGTAAATTGGTCTTGTTGTTTTAAAAATGTTTTTAGATTATCTTTGATATTGTCAAAGTCTAATTCAGTAACATCAATTCTTTTATCAGTTGCCATTCTATCTACTTCTTTCTAACATTACATCTAAGGTAACTAACTCACCTGGTATGTTGATAATTCTAAATGATACCGTAACTTCATATGAGTTGGAATCAAGTCTTGGTTGTGCGTCAATTGATACTACTCTAGCACGAGGTTCAAAGTTGTTGATGACCTCACCTATTGTTCTTGTTAATGCGTTAGCAGTAATTGGGTCAAGAGGTTCAAATAAAAGATTAGAAACACCAGATCCTATTTCTGGGTGAAATGGTCTTTCGTAATGGTTTGTGAGTATGAGATTCCGTACACTTTGTTTAACCGCGTCAACATCTTTTTTCTGAAGGACATCTTTGGTGTTGGAGTTTTTTTCAAAAGATAGCGCCAGATCTTTATATAATCTAACACTTCTTGCACTCGCATTGGTGCCACTTGCGTCCCTATATCCTGCCTGTAGTATTGCCATGATAACTATTTATCATGTTACCCGGCAAAAACATCGCCACTCCCTGAACTTCTTGTATGACCACAGGTGTCTGCGTCTCCAACTCTATTGACAGGTTTACCATTTGCAAATACACTCGAACTACCATTGGCAGTTTTAGCCCCTACATGTGCAACTGGGTGAGACGATACACTATCACCATTTACGGCAATAGATTTACCATTCACATTGACATTACGGCTAGAACTAACAACTCCGCCAGCACTATTACTATCACCGTTTCTATGAACACCTGGCATTATCCTTGTCCACGACTTCGTGTATGTTGTCGTCTTTTAGATTTGTTCTTAGGTTTACTTCTTGGACTATTACCAATAGATGTTCTCTTTTTAGGTCCTCTACTATAATTATTGTTTATACTTAATCCTCTAGCCATTAGTATCCATTCTCCCAGTAATCGTTGCCTACTGTATCGTCATGTGAACAATGGTCGCAACACTTTATTTCTACATCGCGGTTATCACCATCTTTGTATGTTTGCATACAAGGGTGTCCACAATGACATGGGTGTCCACAGTTTGTGCAATTCATTATTTCTTACCCTTCTTCTTTGTAATCTTCTTTTTCTTTTTAACTACTTTCTTTTTCTTTTTGGTAGTCTGCTTGGGAAATGGTGCCTGAGACATACCCATCAACCCTTTCATAAAGTCTATAATCTTCATATTTTCTCCACTTGTTGCAAAAATACAACACTTTTTATTTACATCAAATTGTTAAGTCATTGAAAAATAACACTTTTAATTTTAAAAAAGGTGCATTTTTTATTTGACTTTCTATTATTTATAGTGTATATTATACCCATGATAAACAATAAAAACAAAGAATTATTTAGTGAATACAATAAACTTAAAACGATTGATGAAAAAATTGAATACATCAAATCTATTAGAGATATGGACATCAACCATACTCTTAATATCGAATATGACAATATCATTACCAAGTTATATTCTGATAAACAATCACAAGAAGAAACTGATGACCAAGGGGTATGGTCAGAGTTTGCATTAGAAGGTTTACAACAATAATCGAAAGGACTATATTATGATTAAAACTAAATTTAAAAAAGACTTCGTAACTTTAAATGATGTTCTTTCATTCATCAAGTCTGATGAGTGGGGACCCAACTATGAAAAAGTTATAGTTGCGGCACTTAAAGACCGTAGAAAATCTGAGGCTAAAGAAATCAAGTCTCAGGTTAAAGTTGGATCTACTGTAGGTGTTTCTGGTAGATTTGAATACTGGTTAGGCACAGTAGAGAAAGTTATGAAAACTAGATGTGCTGTTAAGAACATGAATAACGGTATGAGATATGCCGTACCTATGAACTTGATAGATGTTAAATCTGCCTAACTTTATCTGGTTAATTATTTTTCTTGCGGCACTTTTAGTGCCGTTTTTTATTGGTCAATATATTGACGGTGAAACTTTTACTGGTTGGACTTATGTAGGTGATTGGAGTTGTAGACTTTGTGATTAGAAAATCTTTGTTAGAAAAAATTTTAGTATGTAAAGGTAAAGCAGATCAACTTGCTAGGCGTGATGTTCGAACTACAAAAGAATTAGCAGATCGTATCGTGTGGGAGAGATTAAAAAAAATTCTCTCCCAACGATATAAGCGTTATGATGATTAGCCTCTAACTTCCTCAGTTGCTTCTGGCGTTGCCAGTTCCTCTTCGAGGATATCTAATTCATCTTTTGCCGCTGGCATTTCTATTGTAACTTTAGGTATAGGCATTTCGTTTGCAAACCTTGCCGCTTCTTCACCGTATTGATGACCAAGCCAAAATGCACCTATGACTATAAGAACATAGATTAATTTTTTCCAACGGTTCTTTGTTATGTCTCTCATTGTTTTATCCTATGCGTTCCATCTGTGCCACATATTAACTGCAACCCAAGCAATTAGGCCCCATTTAATTATGGTTAGTGGTGCGATAAAACCTGTGAATAATGCTATCGCTAAAATGATTAAACCATAATCTTTCCAAGCGCTAGTATCTTTTATCCATTTATCCATTGTTTTCTCCTTTGTTTAAATTATGAAACTTAAAATGTAAACTTCGTACCTACACTATAATGTTGTAGGTCAGTACCTGTATCTAAATCGTCTTGTTGCATTTCTGCATATACAGATAATGAATCCGTCATACTATGGCTAACACCATATGTCATATAAGTTCCTGTACCTTCTTTATCTCCGTAACCAACTGTTAAAGACTTCCAAGATATAGTTGCTTCCATACCTTCTAAATCCGTTGCCGCATCCTTTATGGTATATGTTGAAGCGATTGTCAAATCACCTACAGTTGTTGAGGCGCCTGCACCCCAATAAGAGATATCGTTAACTACATCATCAGCGTAACCAACTGCAACATCAATGCCATTCATTGAATGAGAAAGACTTGCTTCCCACATATCTATGCCATCTTGTCCAGAAGATCCATCAACCATCGCCATTGCACTTAAAGTGCCATTGTCTAACTTGATTGTGTTAGATGATCTATCGCCATATTTGAATACAGCGTTTGAGCCATACACTTCAAAGTTTCCAGTTTTAGAAACCCAGTCATGTGATTGTCTACCAACAGTAATTGCCACACCATTATTTTCTAAACCTGCATATGCAAGTCTGGAATCAAAAGTGTCTGAACCACTATCGTCAACATCAAGCCCTACTTCTATTTTTGCGATACCGTTTAGTGAACTACCTTCAATACTTGGTTCGATTATATCAATACCAATTTTTGATCCGTTGTTCTCTAACTTGTCGTAAGCAACACCAGAAGCATTTTCATCATGCGACCATTTGTAGTTTAAGGTACCATACGGTGTAATTTCTGCCGCGTGTGCCTGATAGGCTAGTAACAGAAAAAATGCACCCGTAACAGTAATTAATCTTAACATATTTTCTCCTTGATTAATTTTTTCTCAAACCCAGAACGGGTGAGTAATGTATTCCCTCGATATTATTTATACTTTTCGTCAAATGTCTCTTGGTAAATTCTATCAACATCTTCTTGTTTCTCTAAAACATATGCACTTATATGAGTATATCCGTTCTTTTTTGCCCATATAATTCTACGACCACCTGCCTGCCACTTACGATATTTACCATTCATTCGTCTTACCATGATAGGGTGCAACATACCATTTTGATCCATACTTTCAAATAATGGTTTATAGTTTATGCCCATAGTATTCGCATATGCTTCCCAACTACCTTGTACTTTGTCCCACTTAAAAGTGAGTTCGTCTAATGGTATTAATCTATGATGATGTGGGTGAGTTATTTCTTTGGCAATTAATTCTTTTCTTTCACTATACTCATTCATATATTTCTCCCAATAGTTTTCACTATTTGTAAAATTAAAAATATTATTCCAAACATTCTGATCTGGTACAACATAACAATCAATGTGTGTGTAACCTTTATGTTGAGCATACCAAACTCTTTGATGTCCGACAGAGACTGGCATATCTTCTACCCACTTGTTTACGATAATGGGGTGTTGCATACCGTGAGCATCAAGGTCTCTCATTAAACTTTCTAATCGAAACCGTTGTTGTTTTCTTTCGATACCACCCTTATAGACTTTTGATTGATTGTGATAATTCCCGAGACTTGCAATCTCTAGGACTTGATGATATTCGGGAAACTCTATATGATTAGCAGATAGTGTCTTCATGGAAAAGCAGCATTATATGTATGCTAAAAAAACGAGGATTTGTTGCCTATGTGTAAATAAATTTTATACACTATATGTTGCGTTCATACCTACAGGCATGTCATGTCCAAAAATTAAATTACCACTAACGATTAATCTTGTATCGTCAGTTGATGGTAACACCTCATGTGGTAGTCCACCATTAAACAAACATAGTCTACCTACTTTAGGTTTCATCTTTACTTTCTGATTATCAATATAAGGAAACCCTGGATTGTAAAACATTGTTTCAGAGGAATCATCTTTAGCGTCTATGTAAAGTATGAACGACCAATCGTGTCTATGTGGCCCATGTACATGTACGGCATGACTATCACCTTTATTGTAATGTGCAATCCACATTTTAGAAACACTTACATTTTTATAACCTTGTTCTTTGGCAACACCTAAAAATAAATCTTGTGGTCCTAAAAGTTTTGCAAGTTGAGGTGTAAGATCATCATTGTGATAATCTTTATCTTTCATTAGAATACAAAACTCTTTCAACTCATTTGATAATGGTATGTCTTGCCAATACAAAGATGAAATAAAATCTATTCGTTTTATCTCCATGGTTTACCTAAACACCAGATGACCATAGAGTATCTTGTACCTCTTGTTACTGGTGATATTCTATGAATACGAAAAGATGGAAATAAAATAATACTACCTTGTTCTCTACCTTCTTCAATCACTTTGATTTCTTCTTCACCATCTACATTATGATATTTCATTTCTAAATTACCACCTTCATATTCGCCTGGGTCTGATAGATTAATTGTCATTGATAACTTTCTTACTTTACCCCACCAAGTTTTATTTTCTATCCAACCATTTGTAGGTAAGTCATGTCCAACAACCGTTGGTGCAGGTTCGTCTGTCCATTTTACCATAGGAAAAAATCCTTCTGGACTTGCCTCACTTCTTAAACCTGTACCCTCTGGATTTATTGAGTATCGACCTTGTATCCAAACACCTTCATCATTTTTCTTTGTAGGTTTATAAACATTTGGCCAATCACTTGCACTATCTGGGTGCCAATGATAATGTTGATTGACGCCATATTTTGTAAACTGTATCGTTTCAACCTCATCTACATCATATGCCCAACCTGCAACATTATTTAATTCTGCAATTGCAGGTGCAATTAATTTAATAAATGATGGATCTGTGAACCATGCGACTTCACTATTTCTGTGTTCGTCTTTCTCTCCTGTTGATGATTTAAAAGTTTGTGCTTGTTGTAAATGTTTCACACCTGTTTCAACAATCTGTGAGCATTCTTGTGGTGAAAGTATTTTTTTCACCATGTAGTTATTATCTAATATCATTTTATATCCTTAATGGTGTATTCGTTGTAATAAAATTAATTACATAACGAGGTCCTTGTGTTGGGTTTGAACTTGCATGTTTTATATGACTACCAAACTCAATTGCCGTATTCGCTTTTGGTGTATGTCTTGTCCCATCTTCGAACCAAGTATCACCGTCACTATCATTTATATAGTAAACATAACTGGTGAAGCCACCAGGCGCTTGCCAACCGTGTTGTTCTATATCAACATGAAAAGGGTGATGTTCTGGTGCATTGTGGTATGGTTGAAGTAAATTTAATTTTACTCGCCAATACTCTCCTGTTGAACCACAATTCTTTAGTATGTCATGTAGATAAGGTATCTGCCAAAAATATTTGTGATAAAAATGTTGTGAGGTATAATGTGATGGTTCTTCTGGCCAATCTTCTATACTTGCACGAGCCATAAGGGCACGAACCATTTGTGGTGTATCACCCTTTGCACCTTCATAGTGAGTTGCGTCATTGTAATTCCATGTGAACCCATTACTTGTAACATATCTTACAAGGGCTTTGTGTTCTTCATCTTTCAAAACATTATTATGTATTTTCATATTCACTTTCTGGGAGCGTGGCAGGTTACGCTGCCACTTCGTAACTTAACTCCCTATGGTACGGTCTGCAAGATTTGAACTTGCACGCCTCTATTCTTATTGAACATAAGCAAACTTAATTCGTAGTAAAGTCCGCGTCTACTCTATTTCGCCAAGACCGCAATATTATATATGTTAATTTTCTACCTGTGTTTCTCTACCTGTTGGTTGATCCCAAAAGAATGGATATTGTTTAGAGTTTGTTAATGGATAATCTGCACCAGTAACATGATGTAAAAATGTAATCATGGTTAATCTATCTTCACCAAACTCATCTTCGTTATGATCGTGCATAGCGTGCCAGTTACTACTATCGAAACCTACTGTACGATTAAACTTTGCAGCCACTTTTGTACTTTCAACAAACTGATTGTTGTTTTGTAATCTTGCAGGTTCTGCTTCTTCTTTTGTAATACGACCAGAATAAAAATCTTCTTTTGTTTTTTCTGTATGACCACCCATGTGAACGCCATGAGTTTTTGCTTCATAGATTGATGTACCACCTGTTGGACTAAAACTCTCATTTAGATAAGTTATGATTGTGTGTCTCACAGGAAAGTCTGAATGAACCCAAGGCACATTGTGTTTTGGTGGCACTCGTTGAAAGAATGCGGTCGCTGTAAATCCAAAACCATCTTGTCTATTTCTTATTTGATCCCATGGATAAAAATGAGACAAGTATCGTTGCATGTAATAGATAAAAAATTCTGGATTGATTTCATGGACCATCTGACTTCTTATGCCAGGCCATGAACCATCAGTTGCAGGATTCCAAACTATGTTATCTTGTTTTGTCATGTCCACTACCTTATGAGGTTCAACAAAAAAATTGTCAATAACAGTAGTGGGAAAATAATTCATTGTTGCCGTCATACTATAATCTCCTATATAGAGAAAGAAGTGCCACAACCGCAACTGCTCTTTGCACTTGCATTACTAAATTTAAATGTTGCACCAAAATCATCTTTGTTATAATCTATTTCTGTACCAGTAAGATACAATTCAAACATTTTATGGACCAATAACATATCGTCTATGATATGGTCGTCTCTTGTATAGTCATCAGCAAATGACCATTCATATTCGTAACCTGCACACCCACCTGCTTTCACATCTAATCGTACAAACTCTTTGTTATGTTTTTTTCTTAGGTCTCGTAGATGTTCGTATGCGTTGTCTGTAAGTGTTATGTTCATTCGTTTCTAAAAAGTGATAGTCTCTTACTTCTATTTATTGGGGTACCAGAACAAGATAAACTTTTCAAAAAACAAACAAGTGTTAATCTTTCTTCCGTGCCTGTATCAAAACTATTGACACCGTGCCACAGTTGACTATCAAAACATAATAATCTATTATATACATTACTTACTCTGGTATCTTCAATAAAGTTTTCATTATGTTTTTCTCTCTCAGGCGTTTGTTGTTCTTTCGACATCTTACCTAAGTAATAATCTTTTTTCACATTTTCATTACCTAAATTTTTCCGCCAATCTTTTACCCGATATAAAGAAGTGCCAGATCTTGGATTCGCATTTGGTGTAAGATACAGAATGATACTTAATAGATGTGGGTGGTCGCTGTGTATCCATCCATGGTCCCAATCGCCAGATATTCTTTGAAAGTATGCCTCTGTGGTAATTCTCATATCTGTTTCTATTTCTGATTGTGTATAATATAACATTAACACTCGATAGATGAAGTGAGAAATAAATTGTGGGTCTGCATGTATGAGGTCATCAGACCGTTCACCTGGCCATGCACCAACTGGCGACTTACCCCAAGTCAAAGTCTTTGAGTAGTCTATCAAATCTTGTGGGTTGGGCATAAAGTTGTCTACCACACTTGTTGGGAAGTTAATCATAGGACTTCTATAATATTACCTGCGACACAATATCGTAACTCGTTACCCTCTAGTGGTGGCACAGAATGCCAATGATGACTTTCCCACATATACATAGATCCTTGTTTTACTTTTTTTAATGCAGGTATGCGATTAAAGTAAAGACCAGGGTGATGGTCTGGTATCTGTGGATAATAAGTAAAAGACCATAATGATGGCCAGTGTGCATGTTCTATTGTGTGATCGTTTGTCTGATATCGTATACCCCAAAGGTCATGGATTCGTGGTTGCAAATTGTAAGACCATTTATCCATACTTGCATGGACCGCAACTTTCTTGGCGATGTCCGCAAGGACTCTAAAGGTTTCAGATTGAACACGCCATTCCGTCATGTTCGCTTTGACATTTGTAAGGTGTCCTTGTTTATCACCAACAGCGTCAATATAACTCATCAGGTCCATATCCATCTGTTGGTCATTAATCTCTACCTCGTATAGAGTAACAGTATTGCCAAAGTAGAGTTTAAGGTCTCCGCCAGAACCTTGCATAGAGGCTGTAAGGTCATTTCTGACCACATTCAATTCTCTTTTTAGTTGTGTATTTCCTTGTTCTTCCATAATAACTCCATTATAATGTATAGTATATATGATACTAAAAAAAAGTCTGGCCAGTTCCGCCCTAGGGGTATATCGTTAAGTATTCTTTATTGCATTTATAGATTAAGAATGAGTGGCCAGTTCCGCCCTAGTTAAGATTTATAGGGTTACCATTTATATCATTCTCACCAGAACTATCTAACAACATTCTATCACCAGAAGTAATCGAAACTTTATTAGAGGCGTCTAATCTAAAATTATCGCAAGTCATATTAATATCATCATTCACAAACATATTTACATTACCATTCACATTAAAATTACAAGAACCAGAACGAACCATTATATTAAAGTTAGAATTAGAACCAATCTCTATATCGTAGTTATTACCAGAGGCGTCAGATTTATTTACTTTGAGTTTAAGACCTTTATCAATCGTTTCAACACTATCACCCTCAATCAAACTATTCTTATCACTCGAAACGATTTCAAACATCTTACTTACAACATGAGAAACTAAAGTACCATCATTACTATACTCGAAATAAGAACCTGAACTATGAGATAGTAATATACGATTATGGCTATCACTATCGTCAAACTCTAACAAGTGCCCGGACTCACTAGAGAATACATGGTTCTTTGGGTAAGATGGTTTATAAGTGCCATTCACTACTAGAGGTTCATCAAAAGAACTGCCATTACTACCACTTACTGCCAGGTTGTCTCCTACTGTTGGAATCTCAAAGCCATCAAAGTCTGCGGAGGCTACTGCTGTTTTTCTTATACTATCTCTATTGGTAGGATTCGTTGCGGTAACAAGTCCTCTAGCATTCTCATGGACATCTGATACATTAAGTGTGGTAGGGTATACATCATCTGGGTCAAAGAATCCTTTATTGGGATTTCTTTCCTGTGTTGGAATGCCAGGAATACCTCCTATGACATATGGTTCTTGTTTCTCATCATCAAAGAAGTCCACAAGGACCCAAGTGCCATTTACATAGAACGATGGAGTAGTGCCAAGGCCAGACATGGCTCCATCATGTGATAATACTGTGGCCCATGGTAACTCCTCTGTAGGTAGAATTGTTTTGTCCTCAGTATGCAGGCCTAATACTCTTACCTTAAGTCTACCTAACTGTTTAGGATCACTGCGGTCCTCTACAACACCGTAATAATTTTTCATTGGTCCTCTTCTCCGTGTCGATAAGTGCCTTGTTTAACTCTACTAGACTTCATATTCTTTTCTTTCTTTGCGTAATAGTTGCTATACAAACTATCTGTATGCAATATCTCACTATTACCTCTCATGTTTTCTAATTCTGCACCAGATCTTTTCATATATTCTGTCATAAAATCTATCACATTACTCTTACGCAAGGCATGTATTCTGTTCCATATATAGTCTTTCATTACTTACTTTTACCTCTCTTACCAGTACGATAATCTACTTTACCTTTACGCTTTGCAACATGTTTTTTCTTTCGTTTCTCTCTTTGATACTTTGGATCTGGCATTACAATCTGTTAATCACTTCTCTTGGTGTTGCACCTGGTACATATCTTATTGGTACACTATCTTTTACTGCATCGAAGGTTGTACTGTAACCTGTTGATGATAATGTGTGTACTATATTTGTAAGGATATATCTACCAGATAGATACTGGTCATATACATTACGACCTACGGAGTTATCTGGGATAGGTTCTAATGATGGTAGATTTAATACTACAACATCACCCGCACCTAACACACTATTACCTGGTACTGTACACTTCACAGAAAAGGCGTCATTACTTAAATAGTTATACACTCTACTAGGTTTCAAATTAGATGTATTAGAGTAGTCTTGGAAATCTACGAAGTTTTTGGTGAAAAGGTAGGGATTACTTGTAGAGTATGTAATAGAAGCCTCTGTAAAGTCTGATACGGTGTTACCTTTCTCGTCTTCGGGTGTTTGTGAATAAATCGGAGCGTTATCAGTATGATAGGGTATATTGGCGAATGTGTCGAAATACTTTTGAGTTGTGGTACTGTACTTCTTATTCGTATGTTCGTATGTATAGTGAGTAGAGGCGAGTAATCCAGTCTTTATATGTGCCAATAAGTCTTGGTTCTTTGTAATACGATATTCTAATATTTTGTGCATGTCAGCCTCTGTATCTCTATCGTCTGTAGGATTGACAAAGTATTCTATCTTAGGTTCTAATTGTGATATACTACCAAATGATGATAGATTATATCCAAAGTGGGATTCGTAGAACAGCATACCATCAGTATTAAAGTCTCTACTACTTGACCTCTTTGCAACCATAGAACAAAAAGAGAACGGGTCCATGTTGTTACCTAATAATTGTAGTCTTTGTTTCGTATCTTCTAATCGTAAACTCTTATCTGTGCCAATTGTGTCTTTCAGGACCTCATGTATGATTTGTAATGCGTTACCCTTGTAGGACTTTGCGACCTTATGACGCAGGTTTCGTACAAACTCTTTGGTTGTAAAATTAAGGGTATAAACTTGTTGTCTTTCCTCTGTTCTTACAACATTTGATATCTTTGTTACTCTTGCACGGTGGCGTGTAAAGTCAATTAAATCGTTGTCAGGTATACCAAACTTAAACTCTAATTCTTCTTGCCCAATAAATGGTACATTTTGTAAATGATTGGCACTATCTGCAATGGTCAAACTACCAGATAGATTTGGCGTGTATATACTCTCATAGACATTCAATTCAAGCATAAGGCCTTTGATGTCTAGTGAACCGTTTGTTGATGGCGCATGAACCAGTATGTTTTCTAACTGATAATCACCAGCGAATTGCATTTCTTTGGACATACTATCTCCTAATCAGTTTTTCAAATTCTGATATGAATTGTCCTACATATAACTTATCTAATAATCGTATCCTGCGTTTATTATCGTTTTCTGTCTGTTCAAATTCATAATTAGTCACGGCTACTGCGCCTTCAGTATCACTTGATACCTTAAGTTTTTTTGTCGTGTCGCCACTCGTTGCGCTAATTTCATAGTGATGGATACCAGAAGGACTGGCATACTTATCACTCACAAAGGAACTTAACGCAACTTGGTCAAGTGGCCAATCATAACGGGAGGTTATGTTGTTTACTAAAACTATGACCCAATGTAATGTGCTATCACCATAATATTTGTCTGCAACGATATCAGGTTGTTCACCATCTTTGACCGTGTAATTGTCAAACACCTGCGTATTTGCAAGTACATTAGCCTTCATCGCTACTCGTCTTAATATATCTGTAATGAGTTTTCGATTTTGATTGTCTTCTAGGTCGTATTGATAGACAGGATATTTACTAAAATAAGTCATTATTTAATTACCTTCTTCAACCATAAATACGCGGCATATACTGCAAGTAGGTATATTGTTGCGACACCTACATCTAATATATGTTCTCTCATGTGGTAAATAAACTCTATACCTGCCTGTACATCACCCATACTACCACTTTCTTCTATATTCACAATCTTTGTACCCTCAAAGTTTTCAATCGTCTGTTCCATTAGTACCCTTCTACAACACTTTCTTTTGTAATGATTTCTGTTTCTGTAAAGTTAAGTGTTAAGTTCATTTCTGTAGGCGCAGGTTTACCATCTTCGTTTGGTCTAAAGTGTTGACTTTCACCACCTGGTCCGTATGTTACGTTGACACTATTACATACACATGAGTGTACCATAGGATACCATGCGTTTTGTTGACCTTGATACATGTAAAATATA